GATAAAAATCTTCAGTGGACCGAAGCCGTTATTGCACTTTCCCGAAAGCACTTTGACAGTCCAACAATGACCACTCCCGTTTGCCCAGCAGTTAGACCAGAACAACAGACTGAGTGTGTGAAGTATCTCGACGCCATTGTCGCGCAAAATGCTGAAGTACGCAGTGTCGCCATCTCCTATCATAATCCAACCTCTCCCCAATATTGGACAGCTAACCTGAACGGAAGCCCCGACATTCAAAATCCATTCAATCCAGTACTCGCGAATCAACCCAATGTACTCGCCTACTTCAAGAAGGCAATGGGTATGACTGTTATCCTTGAAGATGTTCGCTTTGTATATATCTTTATCGACGGTAGCCCTACTCCAATCTGGCAGTGCGATTTCCGCCCTACCATCTTTGTTCAACGCGAGGATGAGCAAGCCGCTCCTCAACAACAGTATGTCGCTAGAGGCCAACTTTCAATCGCCGGGCTGAAGAAGTTCTAAGCGCTATGAAGGTGCCATATTAGTCGGAGCCGCACAAGCAGGGGCTGGAGGCAAACCAGCACAATAGTGCATCTGCCCTGAATGGAGATTATGATC